TTAGCTCCAATTGAGTTGCGAGGTCAGAGATAATTACTTGTGCCGCCAGCAGACCCCGTGCCTGACCACACAAAAACTGATATTGCGCAAAATCCTGTAGATTTCCATTAACCAAACAGTCTGCGATGGTGTTGCGCTCTTCTCCGATTCTTTTAACCAGATAATCAAGCGTGTCGTTCATTACTGTTCCTTAGTAGGTTGTTGTCTTTGCTGCTGACGTTCTTGTTGCTTTAGCTGATGTTGTGTTTTGGCAACATCAATACCCATACGAACCCCTTCAGTTTGTTGCTGTGCAGCCATTTTTGCCTTTGACTCTTGAGCCTTCATACCCATTTGCGCACCGGCCTTACGTTCTTCAGACTGAATGCGTTCTGCTTCCAGCTGTAGCTTGGCCTTATCAATCTCAATGTCAGCCAATGTCTTGGCCTTTTTAATCTCAATTTCTTGGGCCTTAAGTTGTAGTTCTGCTTGTTGCATTTGCATAAGCGGGTCTTGCGCTTGCTGTTGAGCTTGTTGCTGTTGAGCTTCTGCAGAGTTTTTCTGTAGCAATTTTTGAGCGGCACCAGCAATAAGCCGAGACAGGTCAACCTCAATTTCTTTAGGCATGGGTTCATCAGGCGCCGGAAGTGGCATACCCAACTGGTCTTCAAGTTGTTTGCGGTATTCAAACGCTAGATGTTCCACAATATGTGCTTGCATAGCAGCAGAAATTTGCTGCGCCATAGGTGATTGCCCAATCATGGCAGCGAGCTTTGGGTCTTGTAATGCAGCCATATGCGTAGTTATATGCGCTTCGTGGTCTTGGTAGATGAACGCCTTGACAGGTTTGCTATTTAAGATAGCCATATTTTCAGATACTGGGTCTTTCGGCTTCTGGTCATCTTCCGTAGGAATCAGCTTGCCAATATTTTTAATGCCGAGCACTTCTAGCATCTGCTTATTAAGCTCAGGCAAGTCATAAATCTGGGGGTTTGCCGCTGCCATCTGCATAACTGCCTGATATTGCACTACTTTTTGCGACATAGTCGCAGCATTTGGGTCACTAACCGGGATAACATCGACCATGTCATAGTCGGCTTGCCGTGCCCTGCGGTCCCCAATTTCAGGGTCAAAGTTATATTCGGTGGGGGCATAATCACGAATAATGTTCTTCAGGAGCTTAAACTCCTGTTTCATGGAGAAGTGAATCCGCGCTTGAACGGCACTCATGACCTTTAAAGTGCGCTCAAGGATGGCCAGCGTGGTGCCCACGGGAGCCTGTGCCGACATATCACTGACCTTCAAGTCAGCCGCACTAGCAAACCTACGGCCCTCGTCAATAATTTGGTTCATCAACGCCATAAGAACTTGGCTAGGCTCTTTATAGGGGAGCGGCATGATGTTGTCACGCAACGACCCAGAAGCTACATCCACATCTCTAAATTCTGCGGGTGCAATTGGAGTATCGTCGCCCTTAACCCGCAATCCACGTGCTTTAAACCCGCCCGGCAGGTTAGATAAAGTGCCAGCGTCCACAAGTTGACGAATAAGCATCGTGCCTGACTTGGCATACGCACCAATAAGGTGAATCAAGCCAAGCGCATAGAACCCAAAGCCGGGAATATACGGATAGTGTACGAAGTGTTGGCGTTTCTGCTTGGCCTTATCTTCGGGGTCCCAATTACGGCGTATAGCCAAAACAGTTTCAGTAGATTTTTCAATGGTTACCACGTAGGGTAGGGCAACCCCAGTCTCGTGTCCCTTGTCATCCTTATCTTCGTCACCGGGTATAATTAAATCAACGTGCATTTCAAGAAGCTTAAACCGGTCATCCGATGAGGCTTGAAAGCCCATCTTTTCGGCAATCTTCTTTTCGACTTCGTCAAATACATTAACCGGGTCACCTAAATCTACGTCACGGTAAAATCCTGCAACTTGTAAACGGCGCAGTTCATTTTTAGTTTTGCGCATAACATGAGTTACGCGTTCCGCCGTTTCTAGATTAGACGCGCCATACGGTACTACCATATCTTCCGCAGGGACATAAATAGCTACCTGACGCTCAATATATGGGTCAAAATAAATCTTCTTAAAGGCATTACCGGCCAGACCCAGACCCCATAGCATGCGTTCATGCTCAGGACGGTATTCAGTCATAACTTCAGTTAGCTGATAGTTCATGTCTTCTTGAACGCGTTCAGCGGCTTGCTCTTTTTCGGGGGTATCTTTACCAACAATTTTGGTCTTAACCGGACCCGCCGCTGGAAACGTACTCATCATCGTTTCGGATTGGAACTTGACAAGCGCTTCACTTAATAGCGGGTGATACACAGCACAGGCACCGGGCCACGGTTCAGTTCGGTCTTCTAGCCTCAAACCCAGTAATTCCAGTCCTTCTACATAGGTTTCTAGCCAATCTCGCCGCGAAGACACATCAGCCTCAAAGTCCCCCAGCAAATCACCAACTAATTCCGTGAGCTGCCCCTCATCCATATCTTCCGCGAGGTTCTTATTAAATTCTTCGTCTTCCGCGCTGCCCTTACCCGGCTCGATGATAATCTCCATACTACCGTCGCCAATAGTCACACTCTCCGGGTCTTCAATCTCAATCTGAATATCGGGGATGGCTAGTTCTTCAATACCCTGCGGCGCCGCATTAAGGCCCATAGGGGCGGGGTTTAGTGATTTCTGAATGTCCATTTCCTGTCCTTACATCGCGTAAAATTTTTTGTTGTTGTACCTACGATAGGTGTTTGGTTCGTCGTCTTGATAATCCGACCCCAAACGCAGGAAGCCGCCGCGACGAAAACGAAGTAATGCTTGGGTCATACTATCTACTAAGTCATCATGCTCTCCGGCTGGGAAAGACGCGACTTCTTCTACTAATTCTTCAGCCCAATTTGTACTTGGGACCCAAACACGTCCTGATGCAAATATATCAGCAACAGCATTAAGTCGCGCAATCTTATCATTGCCTTTACTTGGTGTAAATTCTTGTACGGGAATACCTGCTTGACGCAGTTCAAATATTAGTGGTGAACCTGCGGCTTTTGCTTCAACAATTAAACTATCTGGTTCCCACTCATCAAACTCTTCTTTTGCAATCATTTTCAGCTCAGGAAACTCCATACGCTTTTTAAACGCATTTAGCAGAATGATGTTTGCTTGTGGGCGCCCTGTATCGTCGTCTTGATAGAAAACACCCCATGTTGTGCATGCCGAATAGTCGGCACGCTCGCTTTTTAGGAAGGCTGTATCCCAAGACTGAATAATAAAATCACAATGGGGCGGGTCTTCTTTCTCCCACAGTTGCCACCATTCGCGTTTAACGATAGCGCTAACTTCAGATGTGGGGTCTTGCTGGTACTGCGCCATCCATTTTGAGTGGGGCAGTTCAGATTTTAGGGCCTCAAGTTCGGTTTTGGACCAAAATTGTGGCCAAAGTGGGTTTCCAGACGGCAAAATAGCCGGAAATTCAATAACTTCCCATTCTTCACCACTTCTTTGCGCCGCAGCCTTCAAAACCTGCCCGGTTAGGTCTTTTTTAGACCATCTAGTCATAACAACTACGATAGAACCACCCGGTTGAAGCCGCTGCCGTGGGCCAGATGTGTACCACTCATAGGTTTTGTCATAGACTTCGGGGTTTACTTCGGCCAATGTGGCCTCTTGTTCGCTGTGCGGGTCGTCAATAATCAGTAGGTCAGCACCTTTACCAGTAACTGCACCGCCCACACCAATTGCAAAGTACTCTCCGCCTCCATTAGTAGCCCAGCGACCAGCGGCCTTTGAATCAGCTTGCAGCTCAACGCCCTCAAATATCTTTCGATACTCTTCTTTATCCACCAAGTTACGGACTTTACGACCAAAACCAACAGCCAACTCCGCCGTGTGTGAAGTCTGGATAACCTTTTTCTGCGGGAAATTACCCAAAAACCATGCGGGAAGTAGGTACGACGCAAACTCCGATTTCGTATGACGCGGGGGCATGTTGATGATAAGGCGTTTAATTTCTCCTCTTGCCACTCTCTCGAATGCTCTGGCCATTTTTGCATGATGCGCTCCGTGGATAAACGTAGGCCAAACCTTTTGCACGAAGTGAAGGAAGCTATTCTTTGACAGCTCTTTATCTTTTACCTTCTCGTAGTGGTCTAACTTCTCAAGAAAGTCGCGCTTCTCTCCATCCGACATAACCGGAAGTAGCTTTAGGAACGCATTGATTTCCTCTTCAGTTAGAGTCTGAATCGTCATTTGTATTTTCTT